GTGCCGTAAGAACCGGACGACTGGACGTAGATACCCGCTTGTGCGCCAGAACTAGCCCATCCCCACGTAATTGCCTGTGCGTAATCAGGGGTAGCTTGGCCGGTAAAGTTAAGTTGATATGCGCCCGTACCCGGCGTCGTCGTGTTGATCGCAGCCGAACCGGAAGGCAGATTAATTGCTGCGGCACTCAGCGTCGTACCGTTAAACGTCAGGTTGGCCGAACCCGCAGCGACACCGCCGTTGTTGTAGATGACCTGAGTAGTCGAGCCAGCAATCGGTCCCGGAGGACCAGTCGGACCTGTAGGACCAGTCGGACCAGTAGAACCCGTGGGGCCAATCGGACCGGTCGGACCCGTAGGGCCAAGACCACCTGTAGGACCAGTCGGACCAGTCGGACCTACCGATCCCGGAGGACCAGTCGGACCCGTTGTACCTGTTGGACCCGTAGGACCTGTTGGGCCAGTCGGGATAGTGAAGTTGAAGATAGCCGCGCTAGAGGAGCCGCTATTCGTAACGGAGGCTGAGCCACCCGCAGGGCTAGTCGTAGTCGTGCCGACCGCAATCGTCGCAGCCGCGCCAGTAGGACCAGTCGGACCCGTAGGACCAATCGGACCTGTAGCGCCAGTCGGACCAATCGGACCCGTAGCGCCAGTCGGACCCGTAGGACCAATCGGACCCGTAGGACCAGTTGGACCCGTAGGACCTGCAACGCCAGCCGCCCACACACCGTCACCACGCCAGAACGTACCAGACGAAGCACTCGTACCGCTGTTGAGATTCGTAACCGGCAGGTTGCCCGTCACACCCGTGCTAAGCGGAAGCCCCGTAGCGTTACTCAGCGTGACTGCACTTGGCGTACCAAGATTAGGCGTCGTCAGCGTCGGGCTGGTCGAGAGGACAACACTGCCTGAACCTGTCGAGGTCGTAACACCCGTACCACCATTTGCCACAGCAACCGGGGTCGTAAGGCTAAACTCCGTACCGCTGAGCGTAAGCCCCGTACCTGCCGAGTAGACCTGCGCCGACGAAATCTGCGTGAAAGTCAGTCCGGTCGTACCAAAAACAATCGTGCCATCGGTAGTCAGCGCATAAGTTTCGCCCTTACCGGTGTTGCCACCCAGAATGTAAAACGCGTCACCCTTACCAAGCGACGAAGTGCTAAGCGGAGCGTATTTATTAGCATCTGATGCACGCGTCAGGACCCAGTTCGTACCACCCGGATCAGGCGTACCAACCGTCGTAACAACGTAGACGCCGTTCTCAAATGCGTTGGTCTGGCTATAGATCAGAACACGATTGCTGACAACAACCGTTACACCGTCAACAACAAGCGCGGCCTTCGTACCCGCATTGACGAGCGTAGCCCCAACACCTGCGTTAGCAAGGCTCGTGATAGAAACAGCACCCGCCGTCAGCGTATTGACTTCAGGACCGTCAAATATCAACGAAAGCGTTATCGCCGTAGGACTTGGTACGGTCTTAACAAAGTACGCCGTACCCGCCGTGATGCCGTTCGTGGTCGAGCCAAAGACAATGATGTCATTATCAATCAGGCCGTGCGCCGAACCAGTATTGACCGTGTTGGTCCCGGTGATTGAAGTCCACGTCGGGGTCGTACCACCATTGGTATAGACCGCATTTAGATTGCCGACTGAATTTGGCGACTCGTAGTTGACCGGCGTATGGTAGGTAAGCCCACTACCCGCAATCGTATCGACGTAGGTCTTGTTGGCGATATCAATACCGTCGCTTGGCAACGTGTTTATCGTACCAGCCGTAAGAATCGCCGTACTGATTGTAGCCGTGGTCGCGCCAAGCGTAGTGAACGCGCCGGTCGAAGGCGTAGATGCACCGATGGGGCTATTCTCAATGGAGTAGCCCGTGACCTTGTTTGCCGCGTCTTCGTAGACTGCCTTGCCTGCCGGGTAATCAACAAAGACAGACTTAGTTCCTGCTGTGAAGGTAACAGCAGTGCCTCCGTTAGAAGAGGCCAGAATCGTATCGCGGCTTAGTGACGTACCCGCTGCAGTGTACGTACCGATACCAACTTCCCACTCAGTCGCGGACTGGTGAGCAATCGTGTAATACGTAGTGTTGCCATTACCAACAGCAGCGAACGACTGATAGCCAGATACAGCCCCGTCAAGGGTTACTGGACCCGTACCTGTCGTAATGGTCGTCTCATAGACGCGATCAGCAAGAATCAGAGCCATTTTAGGCTTCCGTCAGTTGATCTTCCGTGAACCAACGCTGCTGGGTGCTGCCCTCTGCATCGACCCACTCGACGAGGTAATACACCACGCCATCCTCGGTCATACGCATGGACACAACCGGACCTTCCGGTACAACAGCCTTGACGCGAACTCGGTCGCCTTTCTTGAACATGGGGTGCTCCTTAAACAGCATCGAGGCTGAAAGTGTAGGTGACGTTAAGCGTGTCACCAGAGGACACATTGCGGTCTCCCGGCGACTGAAAGTCTGAAGCCGAGAACAGAATACCGAGCGAACCGCCCTTGACGTTGTTGCTGATGAGGAACGCCCCACCAACCGTCTGCGTCGAGTTGATGTTGAACTGAGCCGGGGAAGCCGAGTTCGTGATCACGGACGGATCGGCGTTCGTAGCAGAACCAAACACGCAAGCCGGACGAGTCGCGTTGCTATACGGAGTTACCTCCGTCCAACCTGCGTGAAGCGCAGCCGTATCGCCAGCCGCCGGATTGTTCGACGCCGCAGCACCGTAGAGGCCGATGTACCACGTAGCGTTATAGGAGACGCCCGTGAAGTACTTGTCGTTCATGTCCTGAAGACCGACGTTCACCACGAGGTTGTGGGACTCTGCCGTCCACTTCAGGTTGCCGTCCTTATCGCGGCACTCAATGTGGTACACGCCACCAGCACTAGCATTCTCAGTCGAGCCGAACAGGCGCTCAAGGGCAGCACCAACTGCATCTGCCGACTTAGCCTTTTCGTTGAACATCTCTAACTCCTTAAGTAAATCGAAGCAGCGCAGAACTGGAAGAGTTGGTCGGCATCTGCACCGTGAAGGTGTTCGTAGCAGTCTTGTCCGCGCCAAAACTCAGGACCGCTATAGACTTGTTGCTCTTACTCGCGTTGTAGATCAGACCCCCCGCCGACGTGAAGGCAGCCGGGTTCCACACCGCATCGTTGAAATCGACATACACAACGTTGTCTGCGGTGCTGATGGTCACACCGGTCAGCACTTTGCCGCCTGCCGAGTATCCCGTCCCGCTCACTTCATTAGTGGCAGAGTAGACCGTAGTGGCCTCGCTGAGATCCGCAGCACTCGTGTACAACGCAAGTTTAATCGTATCCGTCAGCAGGTTGTGTACCGCCTGCGGAAGTTCAGCCTTAAAACTCAGCGTCTGGGTTTGAAAGATCACGTGTTCACCGGAACCCTAGCCTGACCAGAACGATACGCATCGCGCCGGTTGAGGCCATCGCCAAGGCGGGTCAACTGACCAACGGCTTCCTGATACTTCTGCTCGTAGTACTGCATCATGTCGGCCTCACCCTTCAAGTAGGTGTAAGCCTCACGGAGTGTTCCGTACAGCAGAATATTCTCGAAGTTGTCCCCAAGCCACGACGTGCCAGCAGTGACGATGCTCTGCGGGTAGTAGTAATAATGCATTTCTACCTGATACGCAGCGTTCGGGGTCGGCCCCAAAATCAAAGTATTATCGTCGAAGATGGCGTAATACTTCGGGATACCCGTATCGTCCGGGTCAGGGAAAGACTGCCGGATGAAGTTCACATCCTTGTCCAGCAGGAACTCCTGCGCGTTCGTCACCGGGTCAATCACAGTCAAAGAGAACGTCGCCAGCCAGTCACCCGGCAGCGTCAAGTACTTGTTGTTGATACTCAACGTGCCGATCTGATTGCGACGGATAGCCGGGATCTGGACCGAGTTATAGATCCGCTCTTCCGCAAGTTGCACAAAGGTAGGGATGTTCGCTACGAACGACGTTTCAGTCGATTCGCAGTACTGCTGTACCAGTGTGGTGAGCGTTGCGTAGTTCATTAACTCCAGCCAGCGCGGACCTTGCCGTTGTTCTTGAGGTTGATCTGCGAGACGAACTTCTCACGCCCACATTGATATCCGTCTCCGGATAGCCGTTCTCGCCCGTAGGAGCGCTGTTCGGCTCAGGCTGCTTGTACTTGCCAATCGGGTTCATGTCCCAATCGAAGAACTTGAAATCAGGCTTACCCATGATGATTACCTCGGGCCAGACGAACCGCGCATCGGGCTGCGCTGATTCATGACCTTAGCCATGCCACGACCGTACTTCTTCATCTCGCTGTTGGTCTTGCCACCAGCACGCATGCCTTTAACAGCCGGATCAGGGTGAGCACCCTTACCCTTCGCCATATGCTTCTTCAGCATCGCCTTCGTGTCCATCTTCATCTCCTAGGTCGTTACGACCGTTACATCGCCCACGTATCCCTTGGATACGAGATAATTCGGGGTCAGCCCTGCATCATCTGCGCTAGCCCCACCAATCGGGTTCCAGCCCCACTGGATCATTCTACTACCACCCGCGCCATCATTGCCGGGTGCAAAATAAGTTGTGTCCGGACGGGGGTTCCGGATGGCCTGCGGGTCGTCCACCGGGTAGAGGCCCAGCGACAACTGCGGCTGATCAGGCTCCCAGCACTCCGGGCAGACCAAGATGTTCACGTTCTTGGTCTTGATTACAAGCGACTTAAGGTCCTTCAACTTGTAACGCCACCCGCAGCGGTCACACTGCGAGATAGCATTTTTACCGGATGCAAACCTATTGGGCATCTCAGTACCCGCCTAAGAACGACTGCCGGGGTACAAACCGTACCGCTGCCTTCTCCCGGTCCTCGCCAGCCGCCAAGTCCCAAGCCTCGTCATACTGAGACTTCAAGACCGGTATCCTAGACTCAGCCCCCGGAATCTTCATCGAGAGCATATAGGCCAGCCCCGCCACCATGCAGGGCAAGAAGCGGAACGGGATGTCCTGACCGTTGCCGCCATTACCCACATCGAACATTCGGCGTAATCGGGTGTAATAAAGGGTGTACGGGGTGCTGTTGTCGGGCTTCGGCCACACCGTGAACTGCGGGTAGACCACCGCACCAGCCGAGTCCGTTGCGCCCGTACGCCGGTTGATCCAGATCTGGATGGGGCGACCTGTTGCGTTCTTGTTAGGGATAGCAACGTAGGTGCTGGATGAGATACGGCTGATGTTGATATCAACCTGATTCGTGCCCGTACCCGTGCGGATTACATGGTCAGGGTCCAGAGGTTAATACCCCGGTTGGCCCAGTCCATCAGAAGCAGGGACAGACTACGCTTCGCCGTACGCAGGTCGTAACCGCTACGAAGTTCCGCACCACAACGCTCGAAAGCCTCTTCCACAATGGTGTTGAGGTCGAGATTGAAGTCAGTTGTGGCTGTAGTCTTATCGGCCATTACTTCTTACCCTTTGTCCGCTTAGCGGAAGCGGCTCGTTTTAGCAGCAATGCCCTTGGGTTGCTTGACGAATTGCTTGCCTTGGGCTTTGCCTTTTCGCTTGGCGGCAGAAGTTCGGGCGTACTCAGCAGGGCTGAGAGCCTTGATCGCAGCCTCTGGTAGGTATCTTTCACCCGTGTCAGAAGATCGTTTACCACTTTTCGTTCTCCATTTCTGCTGAGTCCAAGCCTTGAGGGACTGTTGTGGGGCTTTCAATCGCGGTATCCCCCGCCTTTGGCCTTATAACTCTTGGCAAGCAACTGTGCTTTTCTCGCGCTCCATTGCCCTGCTGCAGTGCCCTGCACAGCCCGTCCCTTGATCGACTTGAAGAGGCTCTCGCGCATACCCGGCTTGGTGTAGTTCCCGGCCTGATTGACCTTGCTCTTCACCTTGCCGCCCTTGGCATGACGAATCGGCTCACCCGTGCCAATCACGGGCTTATCGTCCCCACGGCGCTTAGCGCGGGGGATCTTGCTCGGAGCCATAGCGCCCATGCCTCGGGATGGCATCATTAGACAAATTTCCCGCGAGTCTTGCCCTTGGTCGCGCAGCCATCAGCACGCTTGGAAGCGGAGGAGACGGAGCCGCCACGCTTAAACATCGGCTGGCGCTTTGCACGCTCAGCGGCTTCACGCATCTGCCGATCTTTGTCCGCCTGTTCCTTATCTTTAACAGCCTGCTCCAACTTCGCATCGGACGAAGCAGCCTCACGAGACGCAGCCCGACGACGGCGCTCAGCAGCAGCAGCCTCAGCCTCTTTTTGAGCACGACGCTGAGCCGCCAAGAACTCCCGCCGGTCTTCGCTATCCGGCGGAGGCATCGCCTCGTTAGGAAGTCGTTTCGCACTCGCCATTAGCAGGTTCCACCGTAGCGCATTTTGACCATCTTGCCCTTGGTCTTGCCCTTGTGGGCAATGCCGTCAGCACGGCTAGAAGCCGAGCCGCCACCGGACATCTTCTTCATGCCACGCATCTCAGACATCTCGTGCTTGAGCATCGACTTCGGAGCGCCCTTCTTCTTCATGAACGACACTTCCTTCTTCATCATAGCCTTGGACTCTTTCATTTCGATTTACTCCTAAATTTACGGCCTTTGTCGGCCTTGGTGAATTCCTTCGCCACTTTAGCCGGGACCCCGACTTTTTTAGCAAAGGCTGGGTTATGAGCAGCAGCCCTCATCAGATTGGCCTGCGCTTTGGACTTACTAGGCACGGTGCTGCTCTACCAACCGGTCAATCTTCTGCTCAAGTCGGTCAAGCCGGTCCATGAGCATCTGCGAGTCAGCACGAACTTCAACGCGGGTGATGTGGTCCCGCGCAACTTCTTCACGGGTCTTGTTGACCAAAATTCCGATACGATGGATTTCGTCAGACTTTTCTTTCATCACGTACCCAATAAAAGCGAGTACGGCAGTCAGGGCTATATTCCAGATCAGGATGTCCATCTCAGCACTTCCACGCCCTGAGCGACTTGTTGATCCGGCTGTCAGGGTCGTTGGCCGTCTTGGCACTCGTGAGTTTGCGCTTCATGCCCTTCATACGGGCACAGAACGAATCCCGACGAGAACCACCTTCAGGCTGAGGACGCTTGAGACCCGGCTTACCCGGATTGGCTTTGTTATAAGACGCCCTGCCTTTGGCATTCAAACCGCCAGCAGGGTTCTTACCTTCCTTGCGCTGCCACGCAGGAGACTTAGGCATAGAACACCATCACCGAAGCAATGGTCGAGACATCCACATACACGTCGGTCAAGAACAACAGTCCTTCACCCGGTAGCAGTATGTAGTCCGGAGCCGTGGACGAAGCAAGCGTGTTGATGGTAATTCGGGTCGAGCCAGAGGCCCCACCGTCCTTGAAAACCACACTGCCTGCACCAGCGGCGGGGATGATATAGATGGCTTTTACGCGGGTCCGACCGAGATCATTCCCGGCTTGATCCTGCAACTGCCCATCCGTCGTCCGCACTCCACTGGCTAATACATCAGTTTGCATAGCCATTTAGAGGCTCCTATTAGGCGATGGTGACGTTGTACGACGCGAGGATCGCCCAGCCAGCCGAGGTGTAGATCAGGGTCACGCTGTCGCCAACCGCAGCAAACGTAACCGTGCTGAAGCCAATCTTCGTGGTCGGGGTGAGCACCGCCGAACCGCCGTCAACCGCGTGAACGATGTACTTGAGTTCGCCAACCGTGCCGTTGGCAAGCGTCAGGGCCTGCGACAAACCAGACGTGGTGAGCGAGGTGAACGCGTTGGTGACATCTACCGCGCCAGCGCCCGAGAGCGACTGGGTGCCAAGCACCACATCAGTCCCGAAGGACGAGTTGACGGTCACAGCACCCGTGGTGCTGTCGATGCTGATGGACTGGAAGCCGTTCTGTGAACGAACCGGGCCGGAGAACGTAGTATTCGCCATTACAAATGCTCCTTACATGCAAGTAGCGTAGCAGTCTGCATGTCGTCAGCCGGGTCTGTCTGCTACGCTGGAATTACCCCGGAATCAGAATCTGTATACGCCGAATCAAAAGGGGTGTCAACAAGCTGATTTGACTTGGCAAGATTCTCTTCGCGGGTGATGACACGCAGGTTCCAAGGGACGTGTAGGCCGCATACAAATTCAGAGCGTAGGGGGACGATGTGGTCTACGACGTATTGCTCCCCGGTGGTCTGGGTCATCGTCATGGCAATTTGATACAACTGCCTGATCTCGCCCTTCTGCCTGCGAGTAAGCCACTTGGGGGTCGCTAGGCGGTGCTTGCGGCGTCTGGCTTTGGTGTCGGCACGGACCTGTAAGACGTTATTACGCTTCCAAGCGTTCCTATACTCCCGCATGACTGCCGCAGGGCGTGTAGCAGCAGCCCGAATCACCTTGTCTCGGTTGGCGACATACCAATCGTTCTTGCGGTCTCTAACGGAGTCTCTTTGGTTGTACTGCCTAAAGTACTCAGCGCGGGTGACGTTCCTTTTTTCCCAGTCAACCCTTAAGCATTCGGTGCAGGCCCCCTTCGTCTTGCGGGGGGCGATATGGCCGTGCTTGCACGGCTCTCCAGTGAAGTAGTGCTTAGCACTCGCAGCCTTGGCTTCAGCACGGGACTTAGGCAGCGTTGAAGTGTCCATCTGTGGCTCTGTAACTTAGTTACAGGTAATCCTACATAGAGGGTTTCAAAAGGTCAAGACAAAAAGAAGGGGGGCCGAAGCCCCCCTCCCAATCAGCGCAAATGCCTGATTTATCAGGTTGAACCCGGCGAACCAAAGATGCCGAGCGGGTCCGACCAGCCGAAGCTATAACGCTCACGGCTCTTGTAACGGACGTTGCCCGTGTCGAAATCACCATCCATGGAATTCGCCAGCGGCGTACGGACAAAGTGCTTCAGACCGTTCGGAACGTCGGTTCGGAGGAACCAGCCATTCGGATCAGTCAGGAAGTGGTTGACCGTGTAGCCTTCCGGGATCGAACCCATCGCCTTGAGGGCGTTGATGTCGTTGTCAGCGGTCGAAACACGGAGTTCCGTGTCAAGGAGGCGCTTGGCGACGAACATCAGAGCCGGGGGGACGATGAGCTTGCGGGGCTTCGCAGCAATGAGCAGACCGCGTTCGTCGGTCCAACCCGCAATCTGAATCACTGCCGCCTCAAGCGAAGTCTCGTTGAGGTCAGCCGCCGTCAGACGGTTGCTGTTGACACCGCCAGAGACGAGCGGGTGGTTGGCATTGCAGAGCGACACCCCGTCACCACCGGTCACACCGGCAGCAAACGCGTTGTTCAGCACCGCAGCAGCCTTGACCTGCTTCGTGTACGCCATCGCCCGCGCCAGACCCTTGGTATAGCGCTTGCTGAGCGAATCGTACAGATTGTCCTCTACCGCCTCTTCCGTGATGGAGAAGCCGAGAGCAATCGTCTCGTGGTTGTAACGAGCCGTCCAAGCTTCCTGCGCGTTATCGTACGCAATGGCCTGACCCTCGGGCTTAACCGGGGCAGCGGAGAACCCGCTCAGCTTCGTCTCTTCTTCAAAGGAACGCTCGGAGGTCTCAGTCTCGTAGATCTCCTTGTGCTCCTCACCGTACTGCTTGTACTCCAGACCGAACAGGGCGTTCAGGCCGGGCAGCAGCTCCTTAAGAAGTTGTGCACGTGAAATAGCCATTTCTTAGAACTCCCTATTAGGTGCCAGCCGTGTTGTTATACGCGTGGTAAGTCGCGTTGAACTTCACGATGAACTCAACAAAGTTGCCGCTGGTATTGACCGAATCGGTAACGATGTCCACAACGCGAAGCGGCAGCGAGGTCGCAACGTTGTTGATGAACACGCCCATACGGCTGTTGCCAGTCGTCGAAGAACCCGTGTTGAGAACGAGTTCCGCGTTCGTGCCGAACGAGTTGGCACGGCTGATGTACGCCGGGAGAAGACCGCCCGACGTGCTGTCCGCCACGTTGCTGGTCACGTTGACAACACGGTACAGCGCGTTCGGGTCATCCGAAACATACGCCGTGATGTCGTCAGCCGTAACAGCGCCCGGATAGTACTGCGAGAAGAGCTTCTGCTTCGTAGCCGGGTTCGTGTAGGAACAGCCAAGGAACACGCCGATCACACCGGCAACCGAGTTGGTGGCCTGATTCTGAAGGGTCGTGATGATGACATTTCCCGACGAGTTAAGCTGCACGACATCGCCGTTATAGATGGCAGTGCCGTACGCGTTCCCAATCGGAATCTGTCGAGTAGCACCCGCAAACGGAAGGCCGCCGACCAAATTGACCGGCTTAAGTCCGTAAGGGGCATCAACAGTGGGATAAGCCATTTGATACTCCTAAAAGATGAATTTATTTACCGCCACGCCCGAACGAGGTGGTCGTACGCTTCTCGTTGAAGAGCGGCATACGGGCATCGTTCTGGCGCATAAAGTTGTTGTCCACGGCTTCCATCTGAGA